TTTCCTCACATATACAGAGGGGAAATTAATCCCCTCTGATATTATTTATATATCTACGATGTGGTGTCTGATTCCCAGTATTGTACCTGGAATTCACACGTAAACTCTTCAATAGTATTTTCTGAATCGTAACTAACTTCTATCTCAGAAACATTAGTTGGAAATATACCTCTAAGGTTATATGTCTTTGTAACGTCTCCAGCTTTATTCAATTGTTCAACAATTGCGTCTGACTGATAGTCAGTAGGATTAGACCTACCTGTGTTTTCGTTATGATTATTGATACCATTCATCCAACGTTCCATAGCGTTACGAACTTCGAAGCCGACATCATTAATGATAGTTATTGACCAAGGGTCAAATGTTCTATCACCAGCTATTTGCAATGTTCTACCTCTGAATAATACAGGGATAGGTGCAATTATTGATGCAGGCATTTGAGCTGTTTTACACATGAACGATGTAAGTTCTACATCACCTTGTGCATAACTAGGAAAATTCAAAGTCACTTTGAATAAGTTGGACCTTGCTCCACCGCCGACTAGTTTTGATTTAAAATCATCTACGCCTAATATTGCCATGTCTTAATCCCCCTTATGAACCTGAAATCTCGGAGAAATCTACTCCGGACCTAGTTGCTACGAAGCTCAACGATATATAGTTAATAGACCTTGCAGGCTTGATAAAGATATCAGCTACAAATTTATTACCATCTACCACTGCGCTAGTGTTGTTAGTAGTATCACAGACTACTGAAAAGTCTGAAAGACCACGTCTTCCTTTGACGTCTCTTAAGAACGGTTCAACTAAATTTCTGAACTGAGCTCTTGTAAATTCGTCGTTAAATTCGAAAAGTTGCGCTTTAGCAGCTGTGCTAATCGCTTTCTCTAGTGCTATGAACAAACGTCTAACGTTTATTCTATCGAATGCTGAAGGTCTACTTAATAAAGTTTTGTCACCAAATAATAATGTACCTTGACCAGGTAATGATACTATTGGGTTAACTCTTGCTTTATATAATGTATCTCTATCTGCTTTCTTTGGATTGAAAGCTAATTTAGTTACGCCTAATAGTTGACCTCTATTAACACCTGCTGGAGAGAACCATGCATCTGCCACTGTATCAGTGTTAGCGCAAAGCCCTGCCATATGACCAGAAGCTCCGATATATCTGTATACGTCGTTATATTTGTCGTAAACATAAAGAGCTGTTGAATCACATGAAGCATATGATGTTGAAGTTAATCCATCTGCAAAAGCTTTTACGTTAGCTGCTGCTGTTGATGTATTAACAGTGTCTTCTAAAGGTGGCGAAATAAATGCCATACAATCTTTTCTTGCATTTGCAATAGATATTAAATCTTCTGCAATTGCTTCCGCTCCATTAGCGTCCGGAGCAGCAAATAGTAAATTTACATCTACTGTTTCTGAATCTTCGAGTAAATCGAAGCCAGCTGCTATTTCCCCTGTTGTTGGTGCGTTATCGTCGGTTCCACCTGAAAGTGAAGCCTCCATTGCTGCGGTATGAGTCTTGAATTGGTTAGTGCCTTCTGAATCAGTGTTTGCTGCTTTAGCGGCTGCTAGAGTAAATCCGGCCTCGTCTAAGTTTGTGTCATGGTCAATCCATCTAATATAGTCAGATTGATTAGTGATTACATCCTTATAGTAGTTAGAAGTACCATCGTCTTTCTTAGCATCAGATGCTTGAGACATGAATCCAAATGTTTCTAATACAGTTCCAGCTGTTCCGGATATATCTCCGTCTTCATCAATAACAGCTACGTGCACTTCGTCGTTAGTAACGCCGACTGCAGCTGCTGCTGTAGATGTACCTGGTGCTGCATCAAAATTTGCAGAGTAAGCCCAACCTGAAAAGGAAGTTATACCCTGTGAAATCATTGATACTTTTAAGCTATTACCCAGTGTACCTGGATGTTTAGCTGCCCAATTACCCAAATTAAGACTTCCATCAGCATAGTTATTCACGTAATGTTCATCATTTTTTATCAGCTGTCCTGTTCCTTGTGCAGTCGCGTTAAGGTGACCACTAGAAACTCGAACCACTTTCAGTGCATTACCATACTTTAAAAAAGATGCTGCTACTAAAAAGTGCTTAGCTGTGGAATCATCTGGCGAACCAAAAGTTTCAGCAAGTTCGTTTTCAGAACCTACAGTCACTACTTGCTCCGTCGGACCCCAGTTGAATGAGCCTGCGAATCCACCAATACTGGTTGATACGGCTGGAACTACATTCGTTGCGTCAATTTCTTTTACCTCGACGCCTGGTGATACTTGAAATGCCATCGCTTTGTCCTCGTTTTTGAGTTAGTTAATATGTATACATAATACGAATATTCAATACATACTTATTTATAATCTTTTGTTTCCTATCGAATTAACTCTACTTCTTGAGAATTTAACTCAATTATAGGATTCATTTGTTCAGATACTTTTTGAACGTCATGGGTATATTCTATCCCATCTTTTGTCCATATAACAGTATCTCCCTCGTATTCCATTGAATCAACTTGTACTGATTCATCGAACATAGAAACATATGTTTTTGGTGTTAACCAATAATCTCTATTTCTAAACTTTTCTAATACTTTCTTTGGTAAATTTTCACCAGTTGCTTTTCTATAACCCTTTGTTCCAGGTGTTGAATTTATTTCAATAAACATTGGTGGTATTTTATTTCTATCTTTAGATGGGAATATATCTACACCTACCCATAAACCATCAACTGCTTTAGCTGCTTTTTCAACATGTTCTATTTCTAATTCAGTCAATTCTATAGGAGCTGGTTTAGAACCTAGTGATACATTACTTCTAAAATCTTTTTTAACTTGTGGTCTTTTTATAGCACCATGATATTTACCACCTATAACATGAGCACGTATATCGAATGTAAAGTCTTGAATCATTTCCTGTAGTAATATACCCATATTTGGGTCTAGTTTATATAATAACTGTACAGTAGAATGTAATGAACTCTCTGAATCTACCTTAATAACACCAATACCTAATGAACCTGTAAGTGTTTTAAGAATGATTGGGTATTTACCACCTAATCTTTCCATAGCTGGTATTGCTTTTTCTGGATGATGAACTAAAACTGTTTTAGGTTGAGCCAATTCTGCTTCAGCAAGATATAGACTTGTTCTATACTTATCAGATGTTATTTCCATACAAGCACGTGTGTTAACACATACAACTCCAGCTCTTTCTAACTGAGTTAAGAAATCTGACCATGCTTTCCTTTTCGTAACAGGAGCTCTTACAAATACAATTGTATTATCATCTATCTTAAATTTGTTTTGTTCTGGTTTATCAGACATACCATCATAGATATACCTTATACCTTTATCATCTAAATCAGAATATGCACCTTGTATATCTACTTTAAAAGCTTTTAGTCCTAGCTTTTCTCCTTCTTTTAAAAAGTCATTAGCTGTAGCTTCTGGGTCATCTGGGTCTTCAGGGTCATCATACCATAGATATACAAATCGATACGATTTATCTTCTTCTGTAATTACTGTTTTTCCAGACGTAAAGTCGTTAAAATTTTGCATGTTGTCCATTCCACTCTTGCTCAAACCAGATGTTCCCATCTTCGTCTTTAGTATATTTATCCTTTTCGTAGTTCCCACTCTCAATATGTCCGAAAGGTAGCATATCATCTTGAATTGCTGCTAATCTTTCACGATATAACATATCTTTCATATCAATATTAGTTAATGATTGGAATACATCAGTTGTTGTAAACCAAGCAAATAAAACTAAATTCATCATTATATCATCATGATTAGGAGCTATTGCCATATAAGTATTGCCTTTACTTACAAATGTACTCATTTCAACTATTGTATTAGCATCGTTTATTTTAAGCTTACCTTGTTCTATTAAGTCTTTAATACTTGAACATCCGATACGCTTAACTCTTCGAGTCATCGTAGCACCAAGTGCATTAGCTTTAATACTTGATTCTACAAACATATTTTCATATTCTAAATCATAATATAAACCATTACAAACAACAGCTCCCTGGTCATTACTTTCAACTACTACATAACATTCATTATATGTATTTGCATATTTGTATATAATGTCTGGCAATAACATTGGAGATATATTATTATCTCTAAATACACAAACCTGCTCAAAAGGAGTAGTTGATACATCAATTATAGTAAATGTACTATAGTCTTGATTACGGCCTTTAGAAACATCAACTGTCATTACATATTCATGTCCTTCTATAGGCTGTTTATAAACCCATACATTCTCTTTGAAAAACTCTGGGTCAACACTTACTTGAGCTAATAAATGATTAGCACTTATAAGAGTATTACCTCTTCCATGGAATGTATTACCAAATTCTTGCTCAAACTGTAATTCCGATGTATTCGCTACAGTTTCAGCTTTCCATTTATCATCTCTGCCTGGTACATCCCACCAATCTACTCTAAATGGTTTAAACTCATTTGTCTTTTGTACTGCGCCTTCCCATAGTTTATGGTATACATTACCTATACCGTTTGCAGTAGATGTAATAATAATCTGTGTATCTTTACCAGCAGATACTACAGGATAAGTTGATGTATAGAATTGAGCATCATTTTCTACAAACGCAAACTCATCTAAGAACAATAAGTTAATAGATAAACCCCTTATAGAATTACCAGAAGTAGCTGAAGCTACTATCTTACTATTATTACTAAATTCTACACTTCCTTTATTTAAAGCTTTACATCCTGGCTGTAAAAAGAACGGTAAATTTTCTAGCGCAAGCGTTATACGTGCGAGCATTTCTCTAGCCACTGCACCTTTGTTAGCTAATATGGCAATTGTTTTCTCTGGATGAAAACACGCATACCATAAAAGATATACAACTGATGATATTGATTTACCACTTTGTCTACAAGCTAATATAATACTAAACCTATTATCATTAAAATGTTTAAACATTTTTTCTTGATAAGGATATAAATCAAATGGAACTAAGCCTTCATCTAGATTTATAATCTTTATATACGTACGTGCGAAGTACGCAGGGTCTTGCATACATTTATGATATTCTAGGACTTGGTGTTTTGTAAATTCAGTTTCAACGCCATCTCTTTTTACGCTAGGGTTGCCTAAATAACCAAATTCATTATTCTTTAACTTTTGCATCTATTACATTATCTTTATTTAATAACATCCTTTGTAAGTCTGTTGTGCTGCCCACAAACATATTATTATTAGTCACTTGTCGCTTTTCTTCATTTTCATCTTTTTGTAAATCTTTTTTCTGTTTTTGCAACGCCATAAGCTTTTCAGTGGTATCACCAATATTCTTTATAGTATTGGCAAGCACTTCAAATGCTCTAGGATGTTCTGATTCTCTTGCTAATTCAGCAAGTACGTCCATAGACCTTGTTCCTGTATATATTAAATCTTTATAAGTCTTACGTGAAAACTCATAATCATCTTTAACATCTTTATCTATTTTAATAGGTCTATTATTATGTACTGTAGGTAGATTCTTATCTAAAGCTGCTAACATTTTTTCTTTCTTTTCCATTACTTCACCTTCTTGACTTTTTTATCGTCAAAAACTACTAATCCTTCAATATCACTATCACTAACTACACCATCATATCCCATTCCCTTTAATTCATATGTTAATGCTTTTGCGAACATAGGGTCAGCAGAATATCCATCTATACCCATTTTCTTTAAAACACCTCGAAAGTCTTCACCTTTTGAATCTGCTAATTTTAGATTTGATGGAATTTTAAATTTTACAACTACACCACCCTTAGCTAATCTTGCATATGCTGCAGCAGTAGGCTCTTTCCATGTAAGATAGATACCAGTTCCCAATGCACCTAATCCAGCACCTGACTTTCTAGTGATTGGGTCTTCTCCTCTAAAGAAAATACCTTTTTGTTTTCTATGTAAAGACTTATACCAATTTGGACTTTTTAAAGCTTCTGTTATGTATGACTTAAAACTTTCCATTATCCGCCTTCAGTCTTTGTTGTTGTTATGGTATGACTTGCTTCTGTATCTGTATTACCTATAGTAAAATCTATTTCTTCAAATGTTCTACCTACATTATCTTTTTCATGGAAGTCAAGATTAACTTCACGTATAATACCTTGGTCTCCTGTAGGACCAAAGAACTTCATCTTCATAACAAAATCTAGTTGATATATTAATACTCTTCGTTCTGTAAAATCACCTTCATATTGGTCATCAATTGCAACTGAACCTAGTATAACAGAAACATCTTGTTTATAATCAAAACCATCAACAGGTTTTATTGTCACATTATATTCTGGTTGAAAATATGGTAATATTTGTTCTACTATCTGCAAACCATCATCTTGGCTTTTAGCCATAATATATAATGACATTCCAATATCATAAGCAGTATAATGTTTTATAGTTTTCTTTTTAGTAATATCTGAACCATGAGTTTCAGAAATAATATTTCTTTTTGCAAGCTTTTGTGTTTGGTCTAAAGTAAGTCCTGTCATTTCAAATGCCATTCTTGGTAATTTAATACCCATTTGAGCATCACCACCAGTTGATGAATCTAGTCTAGCCAAATATTTATCTTTAGGACCATAAGCTAATGGAACTCTTACTTGATTAATAGTACTTCCATCTGCTTTTTTTCTTACAACTTTGAGATTATTAAATAGTGTACCAAAAACAGCCACTGATTTTCTCATTGTTGCGTGATAAAAATGGTCGCCAAACATTAGTAAGTCTCCGATGGGTCACCAAATGGATTGGCTTCTGAAAAGTCTATAAATCCATCTGCAGTTATTTCGAAATCTACATTTTGAGCTTCTTCATCTGCAGCCCAAGAAACACCAGTTGTATCAGTGACATCGCTATATATTTTAGATATTGTTCCACTAAATCCGGATTCTTTACCAGTTATTGTAGCACCTGTTGTAAACGTCTTAGTTTCAGTTGTACCATCACTTCCAATATTAGACACCCAAATTTTACTTAATATATCTGATGATTTAGTTCTTTGTTGTACTTCACCAAATACTCTAACAGCTGGAGTACCGCCTGAAGCAGGAGTAATTATTTGTTCTACTATTTCTCCAACTGTAAAATGATTACCACCACTTATAGTGACATCAAGTGGCATTTGATATGCGGCTTTTGCTGTTGCTGAATCTATAGTTTCTACACCAGTCTCAAAGTCTTCATCATTGTATTCAAATAATGAACATTCTAATTTATAAACTGGTATATTAGATAATTGATAGAATGGTTGCTCATCCTCTATAAAATTAATTTCAAAGAATGAATTGGTCATAGGTAAGAATATCAAATCACCTTCAGCTGGTTTTGGATTCTCTACTTGACTAGAGAATGGACCAACTCTATCATCCCATCTTCTTCTTGATACAATAAATGTTGCAGTATCTTTTATTTGTAATCCAAACTTAGAATATAAATCGCCTTCACCCTCAAATCCTTCAGCATTTTCTATATACATTTCCATAAGGAAAGCATCATCAAATGTTGAAGCAGGGTCTTCGTTTAAAACACTATCTCGATTTACTATTGTACGTGGAATGTAATAGACATCCTGTCCATATATTCCTAATGATTCTATTATCAGGTCTTCGTAAAGATTCTGTTCAGATTTTACGGCCTGAGAAAAGTATACGTTTCTCGGCATGGTTTATCCTGTCATGAAGTCGACTGGCTGTTCCCAGTTCAATCTAGCTTCTTCCTCTAATCTCATTATTTCTTCGTTTGCGTCATCAAATAATTGACGTCCATTAAATGTCACTCCGCCTGGCATTACCATTCCTTCGAACTTAATTAAATTTTGACCCCATTGTCTTTTAATTAAAGCAGTTGCATATCTCTTTAAGAAATAATCGTTATATACATCAGTATATGTATCAGGGTCGATAACTCTATAGCATTCTATTACTAAATAATCATCTTTATCTACTTCTTCACTCCAATCCATAAAAATATCTAATCTATTCTTATGTCTATCAAAGTTAACATGTTTATCATCTGAATCTACAACAACATCTAATAAAGATAGAAATTGTCTACTCATTACATATTCAGTTAAATTCCCCATAAAGCCAACTGAATGTATATCATTTAAATGTATTTGATATCTAATATCGAACATATCAGTTGAAGCTGCGGTATCTCTTATAGGCATAACTCTTACAACTTCTGTAATTAAATCGTTTAAAGCAATATATCCATTTTCTATATCACCTATAGATATACCACTAGCAGCTATTGTTCCTGTAGCACCGGATGTTCCACCAGTAATTACATCGCCAACTGCAAAAGCAGTATTTGAATCTTCTAATGCGTTATATCTTAATTTAGTAGTACTTGTGACTGATTCAATCTTAGCTTTAGCACCGGATGTTCCACCTGTAATAATTTCGTCTTTTACAAATGTACCATTTGACGCTGCCGCTGTAGTTAATTCTGAGTTTGTGACTTTATGTTTTAAATAAAATTTTTCGATAGAATCAGCATGATAATGTTGATAAAACTGTAAAGCCTCATCTACTCTATCATCTAATTGGTCATCGTCAATGTTTATTTCAATCACTGGCGCACCTAAACTTCTTAAGCAGTAATCTTTAAATGTAGTTTTTGAATTTGGTTTTGCCATTATTATTTCCTATTATATTCTATTTATAAGAGTTTATCCTTCCAATGTTGCTATTCGTGCTTCTAATGCTTCGTTTTTTGCTTTTAATTCTTTGATTGCTTCAATAAAATATGGAGTTAATCTTGAGTAATCCATTGAATAATAAGATGTATCTTTATCTGAATCATCTAAATTTTCTTGAGTTTCTAATGGGTCATCATTTAATATAGGTAATTCAGAATCTACTTCTAGCATATTTTGTGCAATAACACCAAATTGTTTACCAGTAGCGCTATTCCCACCTCTTTTTTCTGGGTCCTTCCATTTAAACGTAACACCATTCATTTTTGCTACAGAATCCAAAGCACCAGTTAATGTAGTTATTTCTTTCTTTAAAGTTTCGTCTGAATATGTGTGGAATCCACCTGATGCATAACAAGCATTTCCCCAATAGTTATAGGACCTGTCAGTAGTATGGTGATAATATGAGCTATTTTGAGCTCCTTGCGACCCATATCCATGTGAAGTTTGAACTCTTAAATAATAACCATAACTACCTGTCTGTCCTACTACCACCTGGGCCGTAGTAGCTTTTACCATTTCTGTATATGAACTACCACAATTCAATGTCACAAAACCACCATCTAATGAAAGTTCTGCTAATGAACTATGATGCCCATACGCATTTCTAATTGTAAACTTAGTATTACCACTATTATCTGAATGGATAATCTGATTAGCCATTCTTATTTCAGAATCGTCTCCTAATAAATGTAAGTTAGTACCACTACCACCTATTCCTCCATTACCAGAAGTTGGGTATTTATCTGCTGAACCAGTACTAATTCTAGCAACCTCAGTACCATCTTGAAAAAATACATGAGCATTTGCTATAGCTCCATAACCAATATTTGATGTACTTGAGTTATCTCTTACAGACATTATACAATTAGCATCTGTACTTTCTCCATAAAATACATTATTGTCTGTTCCAGATTTAACTGCAAGTATTTGACCAGAATAACCATTATGGTTAGTCCCAATAGCAACTCCTCCATGGTCATTTATCTTCATTCTCTGTGTACCATTAGCAGTAGCAAACATTAAATTTTCGCCATCTACTCTCAAATTAACATAATCACTAGCATTTCTATCATAAGATTGAATATAATTTAAAGAAGAACCCATTGAGAATTCAATACCACTATGTCCATCAGTATGACAGACAACAAATTTACATTGTGGGTTGGAAGAATTTACTCCAAGATTTCCAGCCGGCATTATACGCATATGTTCTGTAGTACCATCACCGTCCATAAATTTAAGACCATCAGAACCATTTAAAGTTTCTAAATAAAATCTACCTGCGCCACCTTCATAAAATCCTAATTTACCAGCTCCACTTGAAGCTCTTAAAGCTAAAATAACGCCAGTACTATTTACTGATAGTCTACCATATCCAGTTGGGTCCATATTTACTCCAACATTTGTGCCTACAACATTCATAGCCACAGTTCCGGTCCCAGTTCCTGTTCTAAAATTTATAGTTTCCCCATCACCGTGGGCCCATAAATCTAATTTACCATCAGAATCTAGATTTATAATTCCAAGTTCAGAGCCATTATTAAGTCTTATATGCTGACTTGTATTAGTAATATTCAAACCAGCAGTTGCATGAGAAGCTACTCCGATACCTACACGACTGTTAAATTGTGCTGCACCTGCATCTGACATATCAAGGCGAAGGGCTGTGATTCCAGAGCCGGCATCATTTCCATAAAACACTATATCTTTGTCTTGTACTAAAGACTGTATATAAAAATCACTACTAGTCTGATAGAAAGTACCATAATTTGTACCATCATCTTTTAGTATTATTTGTGTACCTGCATCAAGATTTAAAACGCCTGCTACATCAAAAGTTAAATCAGCCCCATCAGATATAGTTGAACCATCTATGGTTATATCGTCAACTGTAAGAGCAGTAGCA